ATGAAATGGATAGGTTTACTTTTAAGTAAAGTAAATGGCATGGGGAAATTGGAATCATATAATGCTGTTGCGTCTGCAATGGTAGGTCAATCTGAAGTATTCATTACTGTAAAAAAACAATTAGATAAAATTAGTCCACAGCGAATGTATACATTATGCGCATCTGCAATGTCAACCGTTTCTATGTCAGTTGTTGGCGCATATATGACAATGATTGAACCAAAATATGTTGTAACGGCGATTGTGTTGAACTTGTTTGGCGGATTTATTATTGTTGCAATCATTAATCCGTATACAGTAGATGAAAGCGAAGATATTTTAAAAATAGAAGATGAGCAAAAGCAAACTTTCTTCCAAATGCTTGGAGAATATATCATGGATGGCTTTAAAGTAGCTATCATTGTTGGAGCTATGCTGATCGGTTTCGTAGCATTAATGGATTTAATCAATTCACTATTTGATATGATTTTAGGTATATCTTTCCAAGATATTTTAGGTTATATCTTTGCACCAATTGCTTTCCTAATGGGTGTACCTTGGGCAGAGGCTATTACTGCCGGAGGAATTATGGCAACTAAATTAGTAACGAATGAATTTGTTGCAATGAAAAGCCTTGGAGAAGCAACGAAGTCTATGAGTGCACATACGGTAGGTATTATTTCAGTCTTCCTTGTATCCTTTGCAAACTTTGCATCTATCGGTATTATTGCGGGAGCGGTAAAAGGTTTGAATGTAAGACAAGGGGATATAGTTGCTCGTTTCGGTTTAAAGTTATTGTATGGAGCAACACTCGTTAGTATTTTAACGGCTACAATTGTAGGTTTCATAATTTAATAAAAGCTGAACTGCCCCCCAATGGATAGACATATCTATTGGGGGGCAGTTTTTTTATGATGAAAGTGAGTGGTTATTGCAGTCATGGATGGCTAAAGGGACAGTTTAGTGGAACAATAGAAGGGGAGTTTAATGAACATCGGTCCAACAACATGAGGGCTTTACAACTTCTTTCACATATAAAAAAGCCACTTTAAGTGACTTAGAAAACGTCAAAGACCACCGTTGTTAAGATAGTCTTTAATTATGGGCTGAAACTTTGCTAACAAAATGGATAAAAATGAGTAGTATTAGTTGAAATAGTACAACAAATAAAAATACAATACCCAAAATAATGAATGCTATCATTTTAAGTTCAGGAGTTTGAACTACCCCTGCAAAATCAACCGTTCTTAATCCAATAAATATTGTCCCAGCAGCAAAAATGAACAGCCATACAATATTTAGGGCCCACCATATTTTCATACCCAAAATAAATATCTCCTTTCTTTTTATAAATGTATGTTGTTCACGAAAGAGTCTCCAAGCCTGAACTAATCCATGAGCATTCCAAATCAATATGCACTTTAATAAATGTCATCCCCGAATTAGTGATGATACTTAAAATTCCTATTATTAAAGTCTTTTCCTTTAGTGATGTAATTGTAACACTTTTCCTTTTTTGTTGGAAACGAACTTTAGTTGGTACTACCTCTCAGTCTTAAGACTGATTTTCTTCCACAGGAGACACATAGGGCGCAAATCACTCTACTGTCATCTTCGATTTATTAAACAACATTTCTCTATTAAAAAAAGCGCTAGCTAACCGCAGTTAACCAACGCCTTATTCATTATTGTTAAGAAGGCTTTATTTCCATTCCTTCTTTATCTTTGAATTTGCCGACAATTAAAGTGAAGAAACTAGCCTACTTATTTGTTCCCAAAACAAGTATTAAACAAAAGAAAGACGAGGATTTATTTCATTTTAGAAAACGGCTTATTTCTACTCTTGAAGAAATGAAGGTCACATTTGTGCCTATTGAATTCGATGAAATGAAAACAGTGTATTTCCTTAATAATATTGAAAAAATTGAGACGGCTAAAGATTACCCAAAAAACACTAGTGGAAATTGTTTTGGCTGCAATCCAAGATTTGCCCCTGATTACCTGGAAGCAATCACAAATGACAAAGGAGAGATAATTATGGCATTACCTAAAAACGAACGTAGAGAGCGACTAATTGATACAAAACCTGATTTATGGTTATACGCAGATTCTTATGTAGGGAAATCAACATTTATTGACCACTTTCCGAATGTCCTTTTCTTTAATACAGATGGGAATACGGACAATACTACAGCGCCAGTTATTGAGCTAAAAGACGAAGTGACAAAGTCAGGGCGTGTTACAAATCGTAAATTAGCTTGGGAAGTGTTCTTGGATCATATCGGTGACTTAGAAACAGATGAAAATACATTTGAAACAGTTGCTATTGATTTAATTGAGGATTTATACGAGTTATGCCGCGTGTATGTATTTGATAAGAATGGCTGGGAGCATGAATCAGACGGAACTTATGGTAAAGGCTGGTCAAAGGTAACTACTGAATTCAATAATGCCATTAAGCGTCTTAAGTCGTTAGGTTATCAAGTCGTATACATTGGGCGAGAGCTTAAAGATGAAGTGACGTTAAAAGGTGGGGGGAAGCGCACGATTTTTAAACCAAATATTAACGATAAGGTAGCCAATTTCCTTACTGGTACGGTGGACTTAACAATTCGTGCATTTGTTAATTCAGATGATGAACGTTTCTTACAGCTAGCTAAGAAACAAAATGTATTCGGTGGTGGTCGTTTTGATTTCCAAATAGAAACTATTCCACTAGATTTCGAGGCATTTATTGAAGAATTAAAGGTTGCTCAGGAAGGTAAAGCAACGCATACGGATGAAAAACCTAGTCGAAAAGAGCGTACAAAGGATGAAGAAGGTGCGGCTCCAAAACGTGAGCGTTCTTCCCGTAAACGTAAGGAAGATGAAGAAAAGAATGATGAACCTTCTGCAATAGATGAAGAAAACGGCGAAGATGAACAAGAAAAAGAAGGAAAGCCTAAACGTCAACGCCGTACAAAAGAAGATACTACACCTGCAGAAGAATCTAAAGAAGAAGATAAACCGCGAGAACGCAAACGCCGTGAACGTAAGCCAGTAGAGGACGATACACCGCCAGGTGAGACTTCATCTGAAGAACCTGCAGAAGAAACAACTTCACGTCGTCGCCGTCGGTAGCGTAAGAACATATTCGCGAGTGGACGAAGATCCATTTGCTAATTTAAAAGGTCCCATTGAAATATCAGAGGATGATTTGCCATTTTGAGAAAATTAGGAGGGTATTAACTTGAAAAAATTACTTAACCAAAAAGAACAATGGTACGCAGATACAGCAGAAGAAGCAGGGGATATTGTTTCAGAAGCAAAGGAATCAGAGGGCTTAGTAAAGCATGCTATTTCTGAAAAACACAATAAATATGGGACGTATCATTTAGTAGATTTACAGTTTAGCTACAACACGCCGCGTGAATTAATGGAAGATGAAGCTGCTAAAAAAGAGCGAGAAAAAGAAGGTGATGGTCCACAACATGAAGGTGTTGAGGTTGTAGTTGATAAAGATGGTACTGTTTCGGTTAACAACAATGAGGAGGATGAAGAATAATGGCAGATAAAAAATTTGATTGGTCAAAATTTGATAAAAACGTAGATATTGAGGCACTTGAAGCAGATGTAAAAGAAGTAGAAGAAAATGGTGGTGGGAATTTCGAGCCTATCCCTGATGGACAATATGAAGTAGAAGTCGAAGTAATGGAGCTTACTACTTCAAAAGCTGGGGATCCAATGCTTAAAATTTGGTTCAAAGTTCTTGATGGTGAACATGAAGGGCAACGTATTTTCTACAACAAAGTAATGCAACCACAGAATGACCGTGCATTTGGCCTACAGGTACACCAAAACAATGAAATATTACGTGCTTTGTGGGATTGTGATAAAGATGATGTTAAGTTTGCAGGGTTTGAAGATTACGCTGATTTAGTCCTGGATATTCATGAAGACATTGAAGGGAAATTTGAATACTTACTTAGAAAAGAAGCTGATGATAAAGGCTACGATCAGTTTGTAATTGAAGAAGTCTTTGAAGTTGAATAAGTAAATAAAGGGAGCCGTTAAAGCTCCCTTTTAATTTGAGGTGATAGCGTGCTTTTCTATGACTTTGAGGTATTCGAATATGACTGGCTAGTCGTCATTGTTGATACAGAAACAAAAATAGAACATGAATTTATAAATGATGTACCAAGTCTTATTCAATTTTATAACGCGCATAAACAAGACATTTGGGTGGGTTACAATTCACGCCACTATGACCAATACATCTTAAAGGCGATTATTTGTGGTTTTACACCACAAGAGATAAACCACTGGATCATAGTTAAACGTGAACCAGGGTGGAAGTTTTATAAGGATTTTTGGAAAATTACTTTGTTTAATTTCGATGTTATGACCAATAAATTTAGGTCATTAAAACAGCTTGAAGGATTCCAGGGACATGATATTCAAGAAACTACAGTTTCATTCAATACTGACAGACAGTTAACAGAAGAAGAAATTTTAGAGGTGCTGAAATATTGCCGTCATGATGTACATGAAACGATTCACATTTTCATGGAAACAATATCTGAATTTGAATCACAGGTTGAATTACTAAAAATGTTCAATATGCCTTTAAAACAAATATCTAAAACTAAAGCGCAATTAGCAGCTGTAATTTTAGAAGCGCAGCAACCTAAAGTTGAGCGAGAAGATGAATTTGATTTTTCATTTCCGCCTACTTTAAGAATTAACAAATATACTCAGGTGCTTGATTTTTATAAAGAAAACAAAGATTACAGTAAAGTCTTTGAATTAGACGTTGCAGGTGTGCTTCATCTATTTGCCTGGGGTGGCTTACATGGGGCAAGGAATAACTATATTGGAACCGGTCATTTTTTAAACATCGATGTAGCCAGCTATTACCCTGCTTTAATGATTGAATATGGTTACTTGTCCAGGAACGTAAAGGATCCTAAAAAATTTACTGAGATACGTGATAGACGACTTGAATATAAGGCGGCAAAGGATAAACGCCAAGCTCCACTAAAAATTGTTATTAACGGTACTTATGGGGCTATGAAAGATAAGTATAACGGTCTTTATGATCCATTGATGGCCAACAACGTATGTATTGGTGGAATGACGTTGCTACTAGATTTAATTGAGAAATTAGAGCCACATTGTGACATTATTCAATCCAATACAGACGGTGTTCTTGTTAAATTAAGAAACTATTATGATTACGAGTTAATCGATGATATTTGTTATGAGTGGGAACAACGTACAAAAATGGAGCTAGAATTTGACGAATTTACAAAGGTTATTCAAAAAGATGTAAACAATTATATTCTTGTTGATGCAGATGGTAACTATAAAGCAAAAGGTGCGTATGTGAAAAAACTTAATCCATTAGACAATGATTTACCGATAGTAAATGAAGCTATTGTCAATTGGTTTGTGAAAGGTATCGATCCAGAAGTTACGATTTTCGAATGTACTGAGTTTATCAAGTTCCAAAAGATAGTCAAAGTCAGTAATAAATATGATTATGCGCGGTATGGATTGAAACGAATGAATGAAAAAGTATTTCGAGTGTTCGCTAGTGTGGATCAGAACGACAAGGAATTGAAAAAAGTGAAAAATGGTACGGCTGAAAAGATACCTTATGTACCTGAAAAATGCTTCATCATTAATGAAGATATAAATGACATGAAAGTACCCACAAAGCTTGATTACTGGTGGTACTTAGACTTGGCCAATGAACGAATTAATGCATTTATAGGAGGGTAGCTGATGATAAAGCGTGCTGCAGATTATCTTGTTGAACAATTAAAGATTCATAAGATTAAAGTTATGCGATATGACGCTTATACAACAAATAGTGTGTATCTGAAATTAGATGATGGTGTCATTGGTTCAATTCGTATCAGTGACCATACAGGTAAGAAACATTTGAGGTATAAATACAATTTGATAAAGGGAAGTAAACGCTACAAACAAAATGACAAGGGGGTAACTCGTTATTACTTACCAATGCGTGATATTGAGCTACTTGTACAAAAAATTTTATTTGATAAGCAGAAACTATTGAAGCAACATGGTCAATTCACTTATTTAAAATATATGAAACAGAATCGTGCTAGAGGTAAAGAAAGCAAAGGCTTTTGGAAACAAGCCAAATATGTTTAGGAGAGTGATAGAAATGAAAAGGACCATTAAAAATAATGGTCCAGGTGCATCTAATTAAATAATACTTTAATTTCATCCCACGCTTTTTGGGGCAACCATCCATAGTATTGATTGGTTACAGCTATTACCAAGATGAAGTCATTGGTATCTAAATAAGGTTTTAATTGCTCGTATAATCCCTGTGATGAAAGATTAGATTTAACTAGCCAAGCAGACTTCTGATATTTACAATGTTGGAACGTTTCTAGTTTTTTAATTAGATCAGGGTAGTTTTGACCATCTTTATTTAGGTCATACGTTACTGAATAAACTGCCATGTGATTTCACCTCCTAGTAAAATACCTATTTCGACAATTAATATGAAAATCCTTTATTTAATTACAATTATTGTATAGAGAGTGGTGATTACAATTTATAAAGGCTACCTGAAAGGAAATGGTAAGCATGCTGCCACATCATTCAAAGATGGTAGCAAGTTACTTTCCTACAATACAGCTAGAAAAGAAGAATCATATGTTGGCATTTTGGCAGACGATTTTATCATGGTTGATGTGGATGATATAGACGAGGCCGAAATACTACTCGACATAGTGGAAGACAAAAATATTAAATGTTCTGTTTTGCAAACGAATAACGGCATGCACTTTTACTTTAAAGGCTACGATTTAACAGCGAATAAAATTAAATGGTATTCCAATATCGGCATTCATTGTGATTATAAGTTGGGAATTAAAAATACTGCCGATCCACTAAAAATAAATGGCCATATTCGCAAATGGCTTCGTAAGAGTGAAGAACATGATTCTTTGCCAGCTTGGCTTTATCCTTATAACAAGAAAAGTCCTAACTTAGCCAAGCTGTCAGATGGTGACGGACGTAACGATAAGTTGTTTACTTACATTTTAAAAATGCAGTCACAGGGTATGGCTAAGAAAGATATTAAAGATACCATTTCAATTATCAACAATTATATTTTAGAGCAACCAGTTGATAAGAGTGAATTGAATATTATTTTGCGTGATGATGCATTCATGAAAGAATCATTTTTTATTAAAGGTGTATTTCATCATGATAAATTCGGTGATTTTTTAATTAATGAACATCACATTTGTAAAATAGCGAACGTGCTGCATATTTACCAAGATGGTGTGTATTCGGATCGTGAGGAAGACATTGAGCGAATGATGGTTAAACACATTTCATCATTAACCAGGGCTA